CGAGGTAGGCAAAGGCGCCCGCGCCAAGCGTTAACGCCAAGCCGAGCGGCCCGCCAAAGAATGCGAGGGCCGCTCTGGCTTGCCCCGCCGTGGTGATGAGCGAACGCAGCGCGATCACGCTGCGCACCACCGCCACACCGGCAAACGCACCGCCAAGCACCGTGGCGGTGACGATCACGGCATCCGCCAGCAGGTCGAAGTTGTTGGCGACGGCGTCGATCAGATTCGTCAGGCCTCGCACCGAAGCCTGCGTCTGATCGTTGGTGCCGACGAAGCGCGCCGCTTCGGTGCGCAGTCGCGTGAAGCTGTCGGCAACCGTGAATGTGGTGCGGGAGAATGCGGCGTCGATGTCGGCGCCGGCGCGCTCGATAGCCTCGAACACGCGGCGGCTTTCCAGCACGCCTTGCTTGCCGAGCTCGCGGAGATTGCCGACGGTGGTGTCGAACTCGGCCGCGATGGCTTCCGCGATCGGGCGCGAGTTCTCCAAGATGGAGCGCAGTTCGTCGCCTTGCAGCCGGCCCGACGCCAAGCCTTGGCCGAGCTGACGGATCGCGCCTTGCCGCTCCGACTGCGACGCGCCCGCGAGCGCTTTAGAGACAATCTCGGTAACGCGGAGCACGCGCTCCTGCGAGGCGCCCAGATCTTCGCTGGACCGATACATCCGCGCGAAGAGATCAGCGGTGGCGTCAAGATCGGAACGCGTCTCCGATGCGATGTCAGCGACGGCCTGTTGCGTCGCGGCCAGCCGCTCGCTTTGGACACCAGCAAAGGCGAGGCGGTTACCTACCGTTGTCCAGGTGTCGGCGAGCTGCGTCACATCTCGCGCGATGAGGCCGACGCCGATCGCCGCCAGCACGCCGCGGACCTGGTTCTGAAAGTCCCGGAACCCGCGCAAGTTTTGCTGGTTCATGCGCTGGAAGCGGCGCTCGATCTTCGCCGCTTCCACGTCCGCTACGGATTGCGCCTGCTTAATGGCCCGCTCAAAGTTCTTCGTCTGCGCTTCGAGCAGAAGCAGCAGCCGCTCTTGATCGGTGGCCATGGCTTAGAGGTTCGCCGTCCTTTCAGCGTTGGCGTCGTGTTCTTCGGGGGAGGGTGCAGCGATCGGTTCGCCGCCATTGGCGTCGATGACGTACTGCTCGCAGGCGCGCAGATCCCAGAGGCTCATGCCTCTGACGGCGTCGGGGGTGAATCCGAGTGAGGCGCCGAGCTTGTAGATGGGGGCGAAGGCGATGAAGGCGTCTCCGTCTCCGTCGAACCCTCCGTCTCCGCCCCCTCGTCTTTTCCCAGCGGTTCGTCCGGCGTGCCCTGAATGGCGGCGTTGATGACGAGCAGAGCGGGCAGCACGTTTTCGAGCAGCTGGCCGTCTGAGGCGTAGCGCCGAACCAGCGTCGCGGCCTGATCCGCCGCCATGCCGGCGCCGATGAGCCCGAGTCGCAAAGTCTCGCGCACATCGGCGACGCGCCACTCCGATGTGCCGAGACGCCAGGCGATCTTCGGCGGGCCGACGCCGCACTTTTCTTGCAGCTCCTCAAGCTGCCCGATGCCGAGACGGAACGGGTACTTTCCGTCTGGTCCCGGCCCCGCTTGGTCGGCCCACGCCAGATCGATTTTGCCGGTGCGGCTCATGCGTCTTACGGGGCGTTCGACTTGGTGACGACGCCGTCGCTAACCAGCGTGATGCGGACTTGCACCTTTTCGCCGAAGTTGCCGGTTTTATCGAACTGAGTGAGATGGAACGCGCCGGTGTAGATGCGCCCGCCGGACGCGCCGGAAATGCCGTCGTACACTTTGACGTTCTTCGGGTCTTCGCTTTCGAGCCAATCGAAGAAGATGTCCTGGTCGCTGGCGTTCAATGTGCCGGCGCCCGTGATCGTGCACGAAAGCGAGCTCTTTTCCGTACCCTGCCAGACGACCGCTTCAGGATCGTCGCAGTCCGGGACGTTGTTGTTGCGCGTCTCCGCCGCGAATTGGATGCCGCGCTCCGAATTGATCGAGCAGGGGTGTGCGAACGCCTCCGGGTCGCCCCCATCGCCGATGCGGATCGTGAGCTGCGAGCCGCGAATCGTCGTGGCCTGAGCCATGGTGTCAGTCTCCTACTGATTGATCGATGAGGTAGCGGTGCGTGACGACGGCGTGCGTCGTCAGGCCGTCGGGTTCGGTGAAGATGCGTGTGTCGCGAAACTGCCAGTCGGTGCAGACGAAGCCGTCGAGCGTGAGTTCGGCATTGAGCGCTTCGCCAACGGCGTCAGCGATGCGCATCGCTTCTGGCTTGCCGACTTTCTCGCTCCAGACGTGCGTGGTGACGAACGCCTCCCACGCAGCCTCGCAATGGGTGTCGTCGATCAGCTGGATGTCGCCGATCGTGATGTACGGCAGCTTGTGATTGGCCGGCACCCGATCGTAGATGCGCGGGGCCTCGCCAAAAGCGGAGGCCACCGCGCTGGAACTGCGGAGGGCGGCGAACACCGCTTCCTGCAGCACCGCGCCGGGGTGGCTCATGTGGATTAAGCCGAGCGGCCGATGACGGCGATCGAGTACGTCGCGGAGGCACCGGCTGCGTTGGCGATTTTGAGATCGTCTGTCGTTCCGGCGCCCACCGCCCAGCCGGCAGGGGCAAAGACGAGGAAGCAGCCGCCCGGCTTAATGACGATGGTGTCGCCGGCCGCGCCGAACGGGCCCTGCCATTCCGCCGTGGCGCCGCCGACGGTTAAGTCGGTGGTGTTGGAAGAGTCAGACGTGATCAGCAGCGCGCAGACTTCGGTCATGGTCAGTGTGGCGCCGAGCGCATTGACCAGCACGCCGGCCAGGTCGAGGTCTTCGCTGGTGTTCGTCGCCAGCGTGCGGGTGTCGACGAAGGCCAGATCGGCTTGCGCGTTGCCGGTGCCATTCAGCAGCTCGACGAATTTCTCGACGACCTGTTCAACGCGAGCCGAGCCACCATCGGGTGAGTTCGTCTCGATGATCTGGATCGACGCCGAGATCTGGGTTTTGAGGCTCATCGTTGCTTTGCTCCAATCAAGAACCTGAGTCCCGCACCGCCTTCTTGAAGGCGCGGCGGATGCGGGCCGTGACGCGCTTCTTCAGCGCGCGATAGCTCGGCCAGAAAAAGGGTTGCGGCGACGTGCCGGGGTGCATCGTGCCTTTGAAGATGCCGCCCTGCTTGTGCGGACGTGTCCCGTACTCAACCAAGTGCGCGTAACGAACCTTCGCATTGCCGGCGCGGATCACGATCGTCATGAGCGCGCCAAGCGACGCCTTGCGACGCCACGCCCAGCTGATGGCCTCCTGTAGTGGGCCGTCATCGCGTGGCGCCAGGCGCTTCTGCATTGCCGTGATTTCGTCCGCGCCTTGCGCCAGCGCGTCGCGGACATAGGCCTGCGTCAACCCGGGCAGCCGCTCGAAGCGACGCTTCAGCCGTTCCCGATCACCAGCGCGCCAGCGCGTCACGTCGCGACTCCAGCTTCACAGATGAAGCGTAGGAAGTGGCCGCGGCCCGGGGGCAGCGCGGCGCGGATATTCAGAACGGTGTCGCCTTCGGCTTGGCGCCAGATCAGCCGGTCGTCGGTGGTGATCTGGCGTGTGAAGGTCGAGGCCCTGACTTCGACCTCACAGAACATCGAGCCCTTAAGCTTGTCGGCCTGCACTGTCTCGGTTGCGCCAAGCGTGCGCCAGGTCACGCGCCCGCGCAGTACCGCGGGGCCGATGCCGGTCCAGTCGCCTTCGAAGTTGCCGGCGCCATCGCCCGCCTCTTCGTCATCCCAGTGGATGTCTTCGCCGCCGTCGAACTCCAGCTGCTCGCCGTCATCCCATTCGGCGTCTTCGTTGCCGATCAGGAGTTCGCGCCGGCGCTCGACGCGAAGGCGCGCGTCAAGATTGGGGATCTTCGGCGGGCGCATCGGTGACGGCTTCCTCTGCGGCCGGAGCCGGCGGCGATGTGTCGGTGATCTCCACCGCCTTGCCGGCCGCGACCGCCGCTGCGCCGCACTCGCGCTTCACGGTGCCTTCCCAGCCGGCGCGATAGGCGTACGTCACCTGGGGACGGAGCGATGGCGTGTAATCGAACGGGGCCGTGAACTTCACCTTCATCAGCGCACCCGATAGGCGTGAATGAGATCGTCGATGCCGAGCGCCATCATCTGCTCAGGGCCGACGACTTGCGCGATGTCGCGGTTGTCGTACCAGTGCTTGACCGCCTGCAGGATGGCTGTGCGGATCACGGCTGGCAGCGCGTCGGCGGCATACCCGGTGAGATACGTGATGCGCACCGCGCTCGGCCGCAGATAGATCGAAGGCGCCGAAAAGCTCGTCGCCCACATCAGGGTGTCGTTGTCGAGAAAGTACTCCGACGACGCCAGCGTCTGCTCGACGTTGTCTTCATCGAAATACTTGACCGACGTGATCGACTGCACCGGGCCCGCCGGCAGTTCGATCGAGCATGTCGGCCAGCATGGCGCGTCAAGCCGCAGCGTCTGTGGCGCGATGGAGACACGCAAGCAGCCAAACGGGGGCTGCAGGAACTCGTAGGCGGTGCGCAGCAGCGCACTGATGTCGGCGTCATCGTCGCTGTGATCGACGACGAGAAACTTCTTGGCATCGTCCAGCGTGACGGTGAGGTCCGCGTCCGCGGTGGGGGTGACGGTGCGCGGCGAAAGCATGGGCTTAGTCGCCGATGGCGTTCAGCAGCCCTTGGCGCGCCGCCGCGACGGTGTCCGCCATCGCTTCGAGTGCTTCGGCTGAACGGTTCTCGATGGTGCGCTCGACTTCATCGACGAGCAGGGGATCGACGCCTTCGATCTCATCGGAGCCGAAATCTTCGACCAGCTCCGCCGCCTTGCGCTTCAGCCAGCGGTCGGCCTGGTCGTTGCGCATCGTGTGCTCGCTGCCTTCCTCGAAGACAGGATTGTCGGGGTGCTTACGGCCGAACTTCTCGAATTCGGTGCGGGCCGTGAACTTGATGCGCTTCATGTCGTCGTCGCCTCGAAGACGGGAAGAGGGGATCGCGCGCGCCGCGTTAGCGTGGAGAGGCGGCGCGCGCGATCAGCGTTAGACGTTCGACTCTGCGTCGAGCGGCGGGACGTAGTTGTTCGCCCAGAGGAT